AAACACGTCCCAGAACACGTCCCAGACCGGAAAAATCGCCCATTATCGCCCTGAAATGCGGCCCTGTAGCTTAAATATTTCCCATAATTACCGATCGGGGCCCCTAAAAGCATGCTTTTAGGGCATCGAGCCGGGCGCAGATTAAGGAAGAAGAGGTTATTATTGGGTAGGGGTAGAAGTAAGGGTAGAAGGGTGAGTTTTTGACAAACAACGCTATAAAAAACGATATGGGGTTAACTGTGATAGGATTTCGCCTTAATGGCTAAAAAATTGACTACTAAATCGCGATTAACGCGCAAGCAGCAGCTCTTTGTACGTGAGTTGGTATCAAAGGATGGGCAGGTCACTTTACGTGAAGCGGCCATCAATGCGGGTTATGCGCCTACTTCTGCACATACTCGGGCTTACGAGCTTACTCACCCGGACATAAGTCCGCATGTTGTGTTTGAGATCAACCGTTATCGGGCAGAGTTAGACGAGAAGTACGGTGTGTCTTACGGTCGGCATGTTAGGGACCTCCAGAGAATTCGAGATGATGCTTTGGACAACGGTGCGTACTCCGCGGCGGTTCAAGCGGAGTATCGTCGTGGTCAGGCGCAGGGTGATATATACATAAACAAGAGTGAGATTCGTCACGGCAGTATCGACCAGATGAGTAAGGAAGAAGTTCTAAAGGCGATTGAGGAGATTAAGGCGTATGCCACGACCGGTAGAGAAAAAACAGATACCAGCGTCAGCGATGCAAAGAGAATCGGGCCTATGGAAGCAAGTCCGGGAGGGCTTGAAAAGGACGAAACGCCAGATATTACCCACTAGATTAGAGACATGGGCTTTGCCAGGAGTCCCGGACGTTCTGCTCTGTGACGAAAAAGGTAATTTTCATCTAGTCGAACTAAAATTTTGTAACGGGAATAAGGTTGGTTTACGGCCTCATCAAGTTAGTTTTCTTACTCGTCATCAACACGCCAGCACTTGGATTCTGGTCAAGCACCAGAAGATAAATCAGAAAGATTTCAGGATTCTTCTTTTTAAGGGGGAGGACGCGGTTGATCTTGTGATGGACGGATTGAAGGGTTCTACTGAGGTAGCCGAGTTTAAGGGTCCCTTCATTGATTGGGACGGATTGTTCAGGATCATTGCGCCGTGAACTTCGTTGAAAACGAAACTAAGATGTTGCGTTTGCAGTTACGTCTTGCGCAATTAGAAAAAGTAGAGGACTGTCAAAACAACTTCTTAGATTTTGTTCATGCGATGTGGCCCGAATTCATTATGGGTACGCATCACGAAATTATTTCAGAAAAATTTGAGCAGATTGCAAAAGGCGAGATCAATCGTCTAATCATCAACATGCCGCCTCGGCATACTAAGAGTGAGTTCGCATCGTTTTTGTTTCCTGCCTGGATGATTGGTAGGAAGCCTGCCATGAAAATTATTCAGGCTACGCACACCACGGAGCTTGCGGTCAACTTTGGTCGTAAGACAAAGAATCTTCTTGAGACGGATAGTTATCAGGATATTTTCCCTGACACTGAGTTGTCGGCAGACAGTAAGGCGTCGGGTCGGTGGGACACGAAGCGTGGTGGAATGTATTACGCCGTGGGTGTGGGTTCAAACTTAGCGGGTCGTGGTGGTGATTTAATAATTATTGATGATCCGCATTCGGAGCAGACGGCGTTATCTACTAACGGTTTTGATTTAGCTTGGGACTGGTACACGGGTGGTCCTCGTCAGCGGTTGCAGCCGGGTGGTTCGATCGTACTGGTACAGACGAGGTGGTCGGAGAAGGACATGACGGCGCAGCTTATTCGTGCGCAGTCAAAGGATGCTTTAGCCGATCAGTGGGAGGTAGTGGAGTTACCGGCGGTGATGCCGTCTGGAAAGCCGTGTTGGCCGGGATTTTGGTCTAAGGACGAGTTAGATCATGTTAAGGCTTCGGTTCCGGCGTACAAGTGGAATGCGCAGTATCAGCAGAACCCTACGGCGGAAGAGTTATCTATATTGAAGCGCGAGTGGTGGAAGAAGTGGGACAAGACGGAGGTTCCGAATCTTCAGTATGTAATACAGAGTTATGACACGGCGTTTTCAAAGAAGGAGACGGCGGATTTTAGTGCGATTACGACGTGGGGGGTATTTTACCCGGAGGAGATTGGTGGGACTCCGGCGTTGATTTTGTTAGATGTAAAGAAGGGGCGGTGGGACTTTCCTGAATTGAAGGTAGTTGCGCAGGAGCAGTATGATTTTTGGGACCCCGAGACGGTGATTATTGAGGCTAAGGCGACGGGTATGCCGCTGACGCACGAGTTGCAGAAATTAGGTATACCGGTTGTTAATTTCACGCCCAGCAAGGGCAATGATAAGTTATCTCGCGTACACTCTATATCTCCGCTATTTGAGGCGGGGATGGTGTGGGCTCCGGACGAATCTTGGGCGGAGGAGATGATTGAGGAGTGCGCTGCATTTCCTCATGGTCAGTATGATGATTTGGTAGACAGCATGACACAGGCATTGATGCGTTATCGTCAGGGCAATTTTATTCAAGTTCCCAGTGATGACTGGGGGATAGAGGAGGCCACGCAGAGAATTCGCGCGGGGGCATATTATGGCTGAGGGCATTTTCACTTCTGCTGCTGATTTTATACGAGAGCGCCTTCCTGAAGCTAAGATGCTGCGAGGGGAGATAGCTGCAGCGGGGCTGCCTCCGGTACAGATGAGTGCTGCTGATGCTCGCGCAATGGGGTACGAGGACCTTAACGCTTTACGCGAGGCTCGCGGGGCGTCGGGGCAAATGGTGGATGCCGAGCTGGGAATAGGGCTACGCAACCAGATGGGTCCTTACCGCTCTGGGGCTATTGATCCTTCTCGTTTCTCAATGCTTGCTACTCCTGCTTCAGCTTCCGGTACGCGGGGGTTATACGCTCGTCCAAATGTAAGTGCTTCAGAGGAACAGCTTATAGCTTTTGACGAGCCCTATAGGGAGGTTCTTGACCAGGAGAACATGAAGCATTTTGGTCAGGACATGGTTTACACTTTTGGTGCTCCTCAAGCTAATCTTCAAATATTGGGGCATGAGTTCGGGCATCGTGGCGATTTTACACAGGGGTTATATCCTCCAACAGGCCCGCGCGAGGCCATACTGACTACGCTTTCTTCCGTACCACCAAGCAAACAGTATGGTGAGACGTTTAATTTACTTTTTGACGCTTGGAGGGCAAGAACCCCTGAACAATGGGAAAATGCGGTAGGGACTTGGGGGTACACCCAAAATCGTTTTTTTCAGGAAACGGGTGGTGAACAAGGCCGTGATTATAGTGCCGGTTCTAGTGGTTGGACGCAGGAAATGGTTAATAGGGCCTCGGCTGATTTAGCTCAATTACTGGATCTCAACCGTGAAAATTTGCTTATACTTGAAGCCGACGCTATGGATCAACAGCACCGGAGAAGATTAGCTACTTTTGAGGAAAGGGGTTTACCGTACACCCCTGAAACCCCTGAAAAAATGGCTGAGTTTCGTGCTCGCAATTTAGAAAATCTGAGCAACCAAGCCGATTCGCGGGCCGCGCTCCGTAGGCCCTCTACCAGGCGCGCATACGGTGGAGGCATTCATGGCTAAACTCAGTGCTTTAATGGCCGTTGCTCAACGGCTTGAAGGGGATTTAGCCAGAGCAATAGGTCACTATGATCACTTGTTCAAGCAGACACTTGAAAATGTTAGTCCGAGTACCCTTAAAAAGCGGCAAGCTAAGATGGTACCGGCCAAGAAGGACATAAAAAGAATAGAGGATAAAATGGCCTCCACAAGAGCTGAGATAGCGTCAGCCAAAGCAGCTCCCGGAACACAACCAGAACTACCGTTTGCTTTGGGGGGAGGAGTAACTAGCGTAGCGCGCCGCGCGGGCCACGGTCCGTTACACGTTCCACGTGGAACATTGCCGATGCAGGAGGGTGGTGCTGTAGGGCCGCGTCAGGGCGGGGGCATGTTCCTTTATCCGGCGGGACCGGCACCGTATTTTAATGCGGCGGATTATTTTTTGCCTGCCGGGGAAGTTCCTGCCGCGACGCAGCCGAGGTCTCTTTTTGGTTCAGTTTATACTCCGCAGGTTCCTGCATCTTCCCTTTCTTTTGTTCCGTCTGAAACGGGGAAGGAGGATACAACTTCTCAGGCAGCCTGGAGCGTATCTCCAGGGACTGCAATTCTTGATGCTCCTAGAAATGTAGATGATCCTACATGGATCACATCTACGGGCGGAGCGTCTGGATCAGGGCCGATGGGGGCAGGACTCGACCCTCTTGTTGGTAGCACTGTTCTTAACGAAATAGATGTTGGCGATATTCAGGACAAGTATAGGGAAGTGATATCTCCCGGCGGCGTAGAAATGAGGGGGAAGGGGCCGCTTAAAACGATAGATATG